CAAGACCGCCTTTTAGGATTGTTCCTAATCCGCTTGCTGCTCTCTTTGCAAGCTCAAAGGGTGCAGTAACAACTTTCTTTAGGCCGTTGAAAGCCTTGTTGATGATACCACCCGTCTTCTTGGCCTCCTTGCCTACGTCAGCAGCTTCCTTCTGTACGCCACCGAGATTCTTCTCAAGCTCCTCAATCTTTTTATTAAGCGCATCAATCTGCTTCTGAAAGCCCGAAGTATCTCCCTCAATACGAATTTCTTCTACTACTGCCATTATCTACGTTTTAGGAACTCCTTCCAAGTTCGTGGTATTGCGTTCTTGCCCTTTGCTATGTCAATAGTTTCGGAGACGTTGCGATAGTCACTTGCTTGCAGCAGTTCTATCAAATAACTTAAATAGGTGGGCTTCATACTACGTTAAGGAGTTCAAATGATGCTTTGCCTGTGGTCATATTTAGACTCACGTTGTTGATTAGGTACTTGGTGTTGTTCCAAATGATTGCATTCTGAAGGTTCAGCGTGATGATTTTACCAATGGGCAACACCGCTTCTACGTTGTACAACCTGCGGCTCTTGGCGTATAGGTCGGTGATGTAGTCGCTATACTCATTAAAGTAAAGGCTTTGGTTTACCGATTGCAGGTGGTATGGGTCTATGTCTGCGCCAAAGCAAATAGAATGCGAGTCTGCCGCGCTTGAATAGCGGTTAGATGTATTGGCATACCAAGCGATGTTCACTTGTTCGTGGCTACCATCTGCATTTACAAATGTTAAAGGATTTGTTTCTTCAAGGTCGTAGTTATCAAAGTACCCATAAAACAATACGGGCGCACCCAAGTATGGGTTAAATATACCGTCTTCGTTTGCCTCGCTTGTGATGCTCTTGTACACGAGTACATTGGTGAGAACTCCGTTTGCTTGGTCAGTAAGCCTCTCAAATAACGGGCATTCAAACGGCACCTCAATTAGGAACTCATCGCCATCAAAACTAAAGGTGTTATTCAAATCCCCAAAGCCTACGTTGTTTGTTTGCAGGTATTGGAAGCCAAGTATCTGCTCTGTCTCTTGGTACTTAAATTCAATCTCCCTGTATAGAGGTGGGCGGTTCACAACATACTCTGTGATGTCAAGATAGGTCTGATAGTTTTGGTCGGTTCCTGCTGCGTACCAATCCTGCAATGGCTGAAGCAAGAAGCTCGTGGATGTAGTTGGCACAATCACCATATTGTACATCTTAAGAATACCTGCCAAAAAGTCCTTTACTTTTATTTCAGGCATTATGTCTTGCACTATCACTTGAAAGGAGTAGGAGGCAGATGTGGTTTGGTCTACTGAAAAGTTTACAACAGAGGTAAGTAAGTTCGTAGCGGTGTAGTCCGTGCATTGGTACGTCATTGCAGTCGCTTGCTGCGGTCTGATAAATAATTGTACGGGTGCGCCATCCGCAGCAAATACGGGCTGCATCAATGTCGTAACACTTGTGGAAGGATGTGCATTTACTAAAATAGTTCCTATTTGTATGCCATTGGAGAAAGCGGTCAATTCATACTTCTCTGATGCATTTTGAATTGTGATAGAAAGGCTATATGGTCTTCCTGCCGAAAGTCCCGCAGGAACATTCCAAGTATCAGTAGTCAAATTAAACTGCGAACCGCTACCCGTATTGCGATTCATATTTATTAACTGATATTCTATATCATTGCCTCCGCTAAAAAGATACCCCTCAAAGCGGTGCAGCCATAGCGACAAATCAACAAACGGAGTAGCGGACAAGAATGAGCCTGTAAACGTGATTCCGTATTGGGCTGCTATTGCATTAAGAATAGATTGAACCTTCAACGCGGGCTTTAACTCGTAGTAGCGGATTCCGCGCTGACCTACGCCTCCCGAATGATGAGCGATATTGTTTTCGTTATTAGCAGCACCACCACTACCACTCTGATAAAACCAATTCTTTACAGGACTGCAAAGCGGATAAAACAAGCCTGTGTCATCATTGGTGGTTAGCTTATTAAATACCACAGTATCGGTGTACTCGTGGTTGAACTCTGCAAAGTCAACGTCATACAGATAGTCCTCGCCAAACAAATCAACAAGCGTTACCACATCCCCATAGAATGTCAAGGTGTAGGCATACGGCTCCGTGCCTTTCAACTGCACGTTCTCTACCTCAATCACGCCTGTGCGGAATGGCAAGGAGTTTATTTCAATTCTTGCTTCTTGTCTTAACCTGCCATCAAAAGTATTAGCAACGCTCGTGCTTGTTGCACCTGCGTTCCAAGCCGTGTTAAAAGTATTCCAAGTGATGCCTATGCTATTCCATACGGGGCTACCGCCCGTCTCGGTAGTGATTATAGACTCCGTGATATTGGCGTTGTAGTAGTGCTGAAGTATCTCGTTATTGCGTGGGCTTGCAGGAATGGTAAACCCCTGCGTGAAGTCCGTGAACACCTTGCTGATGTCCTGCACGTTCTGAACCGAGAGATTGATGCTTATCTCCTCATCATCAAATATGTCAAGGCGAAAGCCATTGATGTAAATATCAACCTTGTTCATCGTACCAAGCTGCGCTCATCAAATCCGAAGTCAAAGGACATTGTGTAATTGATAAGTTTTGTGTTCACGCTCTTTTGGTATTCTATGGTTCCACGATTCGGAACGGCACTTACCCAATTACTATTGGTATATACCGCGACATACTCGCTCATCAGAATGTCCTCAATAGTCTCATCGTAGTTTTGGTCAACAAACCCTGTGTTTAGAGTTAGGGTGTTGCGAGAGTTGACGTTGAAGGATTGGTACTTGCCTACCTCCAATGAAGGGGTGGTGAAGCCATCGTTGTAGATGCTCTTTTGGTAGGAGTCCTGCCTGAAGTTACCACGCTCATCGCTGCGCTTAAAGAAGGTGATGAAGTCAGCAACGCCAAAGCGGTTGATAAACGCCACCTGTACAGGCGTGTACTTTGCCTCACATTGAACATAGTACCTCACCGTTCCAATCGTGGTATTGGATGCATTCTTTAGAATTACATCGTAGTACTGCCCTATGCCACCATTAGGTTGCTCGCTTGGCTTTATCTCGGTAGGTAAAAAAGGATTGTTCTCAAGGTTTGCAGGGCCGACTCCTGCATAGATTACAAGGTTTTGTGAGTTGTTGGTTGCGCGTGTTGGTGGGGCGGTGCTTACGGAACTCACATAGAAATCATCAGAATCACCACTCTGCCAACTAATGATAATTTTAGCAAGACCATTATTTACGCTATTGTTAATCGCAAGGGATTCGTAGTTACCGACAAGCACCTGCCGATTGCGATTCGTGGCAAGCACGGCCTGCGTTACCGCAACAGGGGCGATGTTATCACGGGTTGCCCATCCATCGGTAGTTAGGTATGCGTATGCGGTAGGGGATTCATCGGGGAAGGTTGCGTTGGCGGGTGCTGCTCCGTTGTTAGAGAATGTCACAGAGCCTTCGGGTACTATCCACAACGCCTCACCCTGCGGACTCTGCGTGTAGCCTATGTCATTCCATACGCTAAAGTCGTGGTAGAACTCCGAGCGCACAAGGTCGCTGATTTCAAAGTTGATGACTTGGTTTATTGAATAGTCTTTGCTCAACGAATAGTTAAACGAACCCGATGCAGCAAGGACACCCGTGCGAATACGCAGGTTCAAGTCCATCTCCGTAAGCGTGTCAAGCGCAAGAGCGTTGTTCTTTGCCGTGACAAATTGTGGGCTTCTTGCCATAGCAAGGCTATTTGGCGTAGAAAATACAGGTGTACTCATAGTTTTATATTTAAGTCCTTACGGGTAAATGCTTGCAGATCATCTTTGCCTAATTGGAACGACTGAATAAGCTCAGGGGGTAGCTTGGCAAACCCAAGCCTAAACGGAGTGCTAAAGAACTTCGTTGCAGGGATGCCCTGCCGATATACCGACTCACGCACCGCAAAAGGATTCAGCCCCTTGCTCTCTGCCCACCGCTTGAAGTGCTTGGCTGATGGCTTCTTGCCCTCCTTGTAACTGTATGGGCTATCGGGTGCTTTCTGCTTCCATATCTTGCCCTTGTTGTTTCGCCTGTTGAATGGGCTTGTGGACTTTCTCGTGCCTCCTGCGCCCTTTACGCCCTTGTCTTGGAAGTCACCATAGTCCTCCATCTCAATGCCAAGAGTAAACGAGTTCTCGCCTACAAATAGTTTATACTGCAAAGAATTGTAAAGGGTCTTGTCAAAGTTGTGCTTGCCTTTGGTAAGGTTAGTCCTCGCCTGCTGAATTACAAACTTCGCAAACTTGGTAAGCACCGCTTCCAACAATTCCTTCCGTGCCATTTTAGCAGATGCTTATCTCGGTGTTAGCAAGCAGCACGTCAAAGGTTGCAGTCCACCCTGCAAGCAGGTTCTCAAACCTCTCGCTGAAGGGAACGCAAGATGCTGTGCCATCCAACTGATAAAGGTCGGTGTACAGAGTACCCCTGCGCAGTTCTGTCACCACATCGTTGATTACTGCGAGTTGGGTGTTCAGTATGTTTTGCTCGTTGCTCGTGCCGTAGAACGGCTCTGCCTGCAAGCGTGGGTTCTCTTTGGTCTCATCCACCAAGTCCATACAAACGATGCTTACATTCATCCGTACTATTTGTCCTTCAAATGTTGCTTGGTTAATAATGATATGCGACAAAGGGAAGATGGTCTGCTTGTTTAGGTCTATGTCAAAAATATCCCCTGTCGTTACCACGTTGACTTGGCTATTCGCTTCAAGCGTGTCTTTTAGCTTGGTGGTGATGTCGTAGAACTGTCTCATTTTTTTATCTTATCTAATTGTTTGCGTTCAACGTCTATGCGCTCTTTTTCAAAAACGAGAAAGGTAAGGGCTTCGTGAACGCCAAGCCTTCCGACTCGTTCAAATCTTGTAACATCTCCTTGAGCAAGCTGATGGAAGGAAGAATACCATCCCCACTTTCTACCGAATTGAGACTCTGCGGAGTACTCGTTTTCTCCTTCTCCAAAGAGGTCAGGGTAGCGAGCAGTAGTTCGTTTCCTAAACGCCAAAAAAAAACCGATGCTCCCATCACAACATCCATTGGTGCATCCTTCATTGATGCGGAGTACTTGGATGCTGATTCGTATGGCTCAATAGCATACCGCTTGCCTATGCGCTCGGTGATAGGTCGGTAGAGGACTGCCATCGTTTTGTGCAGCTCTTGTATGTCACCCATATAATTGTCCAAATCTACATACTCCCCGAAGGTGATGTCCTCAAGGTTAGGGATGAACCCGTAGGTTTCACCGCCCATCGTGAACTCCGTCTTTAGGTTTGGCTTCTCGCTGAACATCGTATTGATGTGGCGCATCACATTGGCTACGCTTGCAAACTTTACGTTGGGCAAGTCAGCAAGAGGCACTCCGCAGAATATCTCAAGCATCTTGTGGGTCAAGAACTCCTCATCGCCCTCAAGCCTCGCAAAGCGTTGGTATTGGTCAAGCGTGATCTCTGATAGGGCGGTGGGTACAATTACCTTTAGTTCCATTGTATTAAAATAACCTTTTAGTTTTAGCGTATGGCATACCTGCCAAAGTTAGGTCTGCTCAACTTGTTATACGTTGCATAGCGCAGCGCATCTATGGCGTGGTTGAATGCGTCAATCGGTTTGTTCAGCAGGTTGCCGTTCTTGTCCTCTACCCATTTGTAGTTTTGCAATTCTTTAATTAGGTTGCTGCTTCGTGGTGTTACAAATAGCTTGTGTCGCTTCAGTACGTCAATGCCCACTATGACGCTATCTGCGCCCTTCTGCGTGGGTTTCACGTTCCATCCCATACGATGCAGCTCCTCAATAGATTTGGGTTCAGCAGAGTCAGCAAATACCTCCGTGCGTCTGTCAAGGCCAAGTGAGGCAAGTACGTTGCTGATGTCGGGGTTGGTCATCCCCGTGCGGTAGATAAGCTCATCCACATAAAGATTGTCACCCGACTTATAAACTGCCACAAGTGCAGTTGGGTCGTTGGTGTACCCAAAGTCCATCCCGTGACATAGGAGCGTGGCATCCGTTGGTATCTCTGCCTGCCCGTATTGGAAGATGGTGGCTCTGCTCATACCCCGTTCTCCAAGTCCGTAGATTCTCCAATAGTCGTTATCGGTATCACGCAAGCGTTCTATTTCATTTCGGATGCTGCTATCAAGGAACGGGTTGTCAAGATAAGTGGTCTTAAAGAACTCACAGTCATCTCTCGGTACGACCTTGTCGTAGATCCAATGAAACGCATCCGAAGGGTTGTAGTCAAGGATTGCCCTGTCCTCTGTTCTCATAATAAGCTGCTGCCAATCCTCATACGTCAGCTCGTTGGCTTCGTTAATGTACAGGAGGTTGCGCTTGCGCCCCCGTATCTTCTGCGGTTGGTCAAGGCTGATAAACTCTACAAGGTTGCCGTTTAGGTAGTACTCGTGGCTTGACCTGTTGTGGAAGCTTTCACTGTACAGGTCGTGGTTGCGCAGTATCTCAAAGAAGTCACGCATCACCGAAGCTCGCAGCGCAGGGAACGTCTTACGGCAGATGGTGATGGTCTTGTTTGTTTCTCGTGTGCTATAATAGAAAATTACCCATAGCAGGATGTTGTAAGTCTTTCCGCTACGAGTACCGCCCTGCTCAACGACTATCTTCTTGTCGCTGCGCTTTAGGTGGTTATATACTTTATTGGTCTGAATCTTCGCCAAGCACCTCAATTTGAAATAGCTTGCCCGAAGATACGTCTACCTCTTGGCGTTCCACGTACCCACGCTTCTTGCCTTTGGTCTTTAGAAAAAAGATAGTAGCGGTGGAGTTGCCCTCCTTTATCTGCTTGTGCAGTTGGCTCTCTGCAAAGTCAATGGCTACGTCTGATAGTTCATCGACTGCTGCTTTGTATTCTTTGTCCTCTTGCAGCCATCGGTAATGCGTTTGCCTTGCAATGTCAACACTCTTGCAAGCGGAGGTCACAACCCCTAACGATTTCTCCAACGCATCGAGCATTGCCTTTTTATGGATGTCACTACTTGTCATAAGGCTTGCCGTTAATTTTAATTTCAAGTGAAGGGTCGAGCTTGTGCATTCGGTCTATTATGACTTGGCAATACTTCGGGTCAAGTTCCATACCATAGCACTTGCGGTTGAGTTGGTGTGATGCCACCATAGTAGAACCGCTGCCCATAAACGAATCAATCACAAGTCCACCATCGGGGCAACTGCTTTTGATTGCTCGCTCACAAAGGGGTATGGGTTTAGGTGTTGCGTGACCGCCTTCGCTTCCATCTTTGTTATGTCGAGCGAAGTGCCACACGTTATTCATATTGTCGTGCGTGTTGTTGAAGTAGGCACGGGTTGCATAATAATCCTTCTTCAGTTCATCGTACTCCTTCTTCAGTTCATCGTACTTCTTATGAAATGCGTCAATACCATTGCTTAGACAATAGTCCCGCCAAGAGTTATAGGTGTCCTCTGTTGGCATCATCCACTGACTTTTGTCAAACCAATGACATCCGCTTTTTTCGCTATGGCCTGCTAATCTTTTGCAGTCCTTTATTGTGAGTTTCGCTTTATTTTTTTGATTATCTAAATAATTTACAATAGAATCCCAACCCTTAAAATAATTATCGGCATTATTATTAAACCCTTGAACTCCTAACATAGCAAACAAACACTTCTCGTCTGCCGTAGCGAAGCTTCTCGTATTATCTGAATTTTGACCTTGACCGTTACCTTTATCCCAAGTTATTAGATTCCTAAATGTGAGTTCTCCTTGTTTTGCGTATGGTTTTAGGATGTTGGTATAAATGTCCATCAATGGCTCATCAATGCCCCAACAGTACCAAGAGCCGTTATCCTTGAGGTGACTGAACTGAAGTGGAATCCATTGCTCGTTAAACTCAAGGAGGTCATCATAGTTAAGGTTGTCGTTTAGAACTCCATCATTCTCCTTCTTCATCCCGTAAGGCGGGTCATTGTGTGCAAGGTCAGCCTTCTGTCCATCCATCAGCCTTGCGACTGCATCGCTATCGGTAGAGTCCCCACATAGCAGACGGTGGTTGCCTATCTCTATTAAGTCCCCTAAGACTATGTCTGTTTTTATTTCGGATGGTGCTTCGTAGTCATCCTCTTCGGCTTCAACCACAGGAGTATTGTCAAAGGGCAGTTCAAGACCCCAATCTTCTAATGCCTCTACATCCCATTGGTTAGCGAGCAAGTCCCAATCCCATTCTCCGAATCCTACGTTGTCTTTGATTATGAACTCCAACTTCTGTGCATCGGTCAGTTGGTCAGCAACAATGATGGGTACTTCCTTCAGTCCTGCCGCAATACACGCCTTTAAGCGCATATTCCCCCCAAGCACTACCATATTGCCATCCACTACGATTGGGCGCAGCTCAAGCATCTGTGGGAACTCCTGTATGGACTTTACAAGCTTCTTGAACTTGTCATCCTTTATGATTCTTGGGTTGGTTGGGTTTGGTATGATTGTACCGATTGCTGCTCTTTGCATAACTAAATAACTCTTTTTGATAGGTGGTGGTTGTGTGTTGCTTGAAGTCGCTCCTTCCATTCTTTAATATCCCCGTATGCAACGTGGCAGGCACGGCATAGTGCCATCAGATTTTCTATGGTATCAGCAATTTTGCTTCCACCCATACCTCTTGACTCTATGTGGTGGATGTCTACGGCTTGGCCTTGACATACCTCGCAGGGGATAAAGTCAGTTGTGGAGTAGCCCATCCCTTTGAGATAGACCTTTGTGTGGTTCTTCACCTTTGGTAAATCCAACAGTCATCAATGAACGTAGCTCGTGGCAATAGTTCATCTACCGCTTGGATTACACCCTGCCAATGTTGATGGTAGTCATCTCCTGCGATGAAGCCTCCCTTCTTTACTTTGGGCAGCCATAGCTTGATGTCCTCCTTTACCGCTTCATAGGTATGGGTTAGGTCTATGAATACCACGTCTAACGATTCGTTGGCAAACTTCTTTGATGCTGCTTTAGATGTTGCTTTGATTACATTGTATTTACGCTCTCCCATATTCTCTAAGAACAGGTCGTAGATGTCTACCTCCGTTGCGAGCTTGTGGGTGGTGGTGAGTTCGTTTGGTGAACCCTTCCAAGAATCAATGATTGTGATGTTTTGGGATGTTGCTTTGTCGCATAGGTAGGCTGATGACTTACCGAGCCAAGCCCCCAACTCTACGAACGTGCCGTCTTCGGGCATATTGGCAAGGAGGTAGTCGTATGCTGCTTGGTGGTTAAACCACCCGTCTATTTGTTTACTCGTTTTCATTTTAGGGCGTTGTAGTAGCAAAGGTACTGCTCTACGCAGATAAGTGTGCCGAGCCTTGCGGCTTCACTTGCAAAGATGCCATCGGCCTCATACACATTTTCAAAGCGCAAGTTGGGCAGGTCGTGGGGCTTAAACATATAACAGGCGGTGTCTATGTTGCCGACTTGTGGTTGGTCGGTAGGGCGCAGCCTACCTATTTGCCCCCACGTTACGATTGAGCAATCAAGTCCGTTTAGGTTGTTCCACTCCTCAAGGAACTTTGGGTGCAGGATATTGTCATCATCCAAATAGTACACCCAATCTTCTTTGGTAAAGGAATCAGCATACAAGTCAAGGAACTCATTGCGTAGGGGGTTACCCATATCCCCCGTGCGTGTAGAGTAGTGTGTGATTGATGCGCTTGTTGCTCCCTTGTAGTTGGTAGAGGCATCCATCATCACCACCCACGTTGCGTACGCAGGGATATGTTGTTTTAACCTTACAAGGTTATGAGGGCGTGAGCAGGGAGTGACTATGTAAAGCATCGTAGTTCGTTTATCTTGTCCATTGTGAAGTCCTGCACAAACTCGTATAACGATTCCGTTAGGTCTGCCACTTGGTTGGGGTTTTCTTTTAGCCTCTTGATTGCTCCCGCCCATTCGCTCGGGTGCTTGATGGCAAGGCAATTATCTTTAGTGATGTATGGTGAATAGGGTTGCGTGTTGCTCACTATTAGAGCGCACTTGCTGAACCCTGCCTCAAGCATCTTCAGGTGCGACTTGCACTTGGCAAACTCTGATGTTGTTAGCGGTACGAGGCTTACATCAAAGAACTCGTAGAGCTTGTGGTAGTGTGTTGGTGGCATCGTTGGCAGCCTATGGCTTGCCTTCATAATATCGGGGTAGCCATCTACCTCTGCCACATACCCTTGATAGCCCTCAAGGTTGATTGTGGACTCTCTTACGTCTGCTGCGTGGTGGTTGCCCCCAATATACCCGAAGCGCACTTCTTCGCTTGGTTCTCTCCCTACCTGCCACGTTGCTACGCTGATTGCATTGGGGATGATTCGGATGTTGGTATTGTACTTCTTGACCTTTGAGGCAAGGTGCTTGTTTGTCACCCATACCTCATCTGCTGCTTTCATAGAGCGCACGATGCGAGTTCTCATCTGCTCAACGTAAAGACCCTGCAAAGGGTGCGTAGGGGGCAAAACCCACCAATCATCATTGTCAACGATTAACTTGATGCCCTCCTTACGGCAGAGCTTTACGAAGTCATCAAACGGCTCAACAGGAAATGCACGGCTTGCAAAGATGTGAGTGACCTTCGGCCACATCTCGGGGTCAATGTCCGTTATCTTCTCAATAAAAAAGACATCTACATCCTTGTGGCATATCAAGGGTGCAAATGTCCTGTGGTGTGATACACCCGAGTTCTGCTTGTGGAAGGCAAGCACAAAGGGTCTAATCATACGCTCGCCTCTTGGTCTTTGAACCATTGCGCCATCGCTTTGCGGTCTAAATATCTTACCCACATCCGAGCAGCTACTGCCCTGCGTTGGGGTTTGAAGGGGTAGGTGCTACGGAGCTGCGCCATAGCAATCCTCATAAACTGATCTTGCATTATTCTTTGGTATTTCAGGTGTTGCAAAAAATGCAACAATTGGTTTGATGTTAAAGTTTGGTGTTCCAATAGTATTCGCATTGGCCGTGCTTGACAGGTACGCCAACAAAGAACGATTGGTACATATCCGTAGGGGCGGTAAAGCGGTAGCACGTTTCTTTGAGGGCGCAGCCCTCGCCCGTGCATTTGGTGATGTCGGTCATAACGTGCCTACTATTGTGTATGAGTCCAAGTCCTCACCCAAGATGAAGAACTGCTTGTACATTTCAATAGCCTCAAGGGTCTTGCGTTCTCCCTCTGCCACGAACTCGGGGCTTACAGAGTAGATGCCTATGTCAAGGCTTGCCTTGTCAATAGCGACAAAGAAAAACTTATCAATCGGCACTCCGAACAATCGGGTGTAGATAAATGCCTGCACATCGTATCCGTACTTCTTTGCAGAATAAGGGAATGCTCGTAGGTCGGTTGTTGTTTTTAAGTCAGCCAAGAATCCATCAGCATAGATGTCAGCCTTCGCCCTAAAGGGCAGGCCGCCAATCATACCAATCTTCGGCACCTCAAACTCGCAGCCTGTGATAAGCCCAAGCACGTTCTCGTTGCGCAGGAGCGCATCAGAGATGCGTTGCGCCTCGTTGTACTCTTTGCGGGTGCATAGGTTGCGCTTGCCCTTTGCATCCTGCCACGCCTTTGCGTTCTTGCTCTGCACCTCAATCACCTCGTAGTCCGCCACCCTGTGCGGCTCAAGAGCCATCAGGTGAACGAGTCTGCCTACCGCAAACGCATCGGAGTCCTCGCTGCCATATTTTGTAACGTAGTGGTACGTCTTGGGTGATGTCAGCAGCAGCTTACAAGCCGAAGATGACAGGGCGTTCTTGCCCAACACTCCGTAGTAAAAGTCATCATCGTGCATCTTCTCAAGGACTGTCTCCATATCCCAAGTGCTGCCATCTAAAAGTTCTATTATTTTCATTTTGTTTCTGTTTTGAATGTTGCTTCATACCATTGGTCAAAGGGAACACGAAGCAGGGCATCGTGGTAGGCAATACGCAAGGTAACCTTCTCAATGGTTTCTATGTCTTTGAGGATTGATTCGGATATGTCTACCGACTTGAGCTCTCGGAGTAGTTGGGATATAGTTTGATATTTCATTTGATTGGTTTTAATTATTCTTCTGACGCTACTTGAGTTGCCCAATTCATCCACTTAATGTAGATGTCATCGGCAAGGCTTGGTATATCCCTGTAAATGGATGTGGTAGGGTATGCGGTGGTGTTGGTATAGCCATCCTCATTGTATGACTCCTCTATGTATGTGATTTGCATCTCGTACTCGTAGAAGTCTGCAACGTGAACGTAGCCAAGCCACTTGGCAAGAATCTCATCGGAGTTCTTGTCATCGGGGTTGTAATCCTCAAGGGCATCCCAATAAGACTGCGGTAGCAGGTCGGCATCTTCAAGCCAAAACTTTAGGTCGTTGTATGTGAATATCATATCCCAAGAAGTTCAAGAGTCCATAGGTATGCCCAAAACGTCAGCGCAAGAGCGCAGAAGTATGCCGTGTTTTTAAGTAGTAGTTTCATTCTGATTGGTATTAAATGTTTGTCAAATATATAACAAATAATTTAATTACCAACAATGCAACAAAAAAAAAGAGGACTACTTGCCCTCTCTGAATTGCGTGTAGCAAACTGCTACTGCTTGGTCTTTGTCTTGGTACTCGCTTCCGATAGCCTCCAAGCAGCGTTGGATGTATTCGGCTTGCTTTTCTCCGCTTTGAACTTTAGGTATTGGCATAGTGTAAAAATAAATTGATTTGATTAAATAGTTGCTCCTTATCTAAGATGCCTTCCTTGCCGTAGTAAACATAAACATAGGGTGCAAACTCTTGCTTGTAGCGCTCGTTCTTGGCGCGGTGCGCCTCCTTTGCTCGTAGTTGGTAGGGGCTACCCATCGCCTTGTAGGATTCAGGCTTTATCTGCAAGCCAAGCATCAGGGTTTTGTTGAAGAACATCTCCGCATCTATGCAGTAGTCGTGGTCAATGTTGAAGGTGGTTTTCTTGAAGTGTGCATCGGGGAACGCTGCGTTTAGCTCCTTTACCACGATTAGCTCCTTTTGGTAGCCGTTCCACGTCTGACCGATTACACGATGCCAAATGTATTTCTTAATATGTTGCTCCTCAACATTCGGAAGCCTGCTATTTAGTTCTTCAAATACAACCGTAAGCCCTGCGAAGCCTTGCATCTCCTTGTAGTATTCTTGCCACCCTTCCTGCGTGTTTAGGGTGTTGCTCTCATAGTAGTCAGAAATCAACCGCATACACTCACCGACATACACCTTGCCAAAGAATTGATTTATCTGTGAGTTCTTGTTTAGCTCACTAAATAAAGTGTTGGGTATGTCAATAGTATAAAACACTAATAGGCGTTGTAAAGGGTCTCAAGCTCCTGCAACCTACCACGAAGGCAAGAGCCGCAGTTGGTGGGCTTCACCGAATCCTTAAAGACTCGGTTGTAGATTCTATTCAATTCCGTCTGCTCAATAGCGGTCACGGAGTTTCTGCCTCGCATCTTGCCAACAAACTCGTATTCTTCTTTGGTCAAGCATTCAGGCTTCCTGTACCTAAATAGCTTGTT